TCCATTGCTTGCACTAGTTATTGATGCTGCTGTTTGTAAATGTAAAGTGTCTACCTTTGAATTTGTTGCCAATGCTGACAAGAAGTTAGGATCATCTCCTAAAGAATCTGAAATTTCTGACAATGTATTTAAAGTTTCTGGAGCCATACCAATTACTGAATTAATTGCTGCTGTAAGTTCTGTTGCGTTAGCAAAATATACTAACTGAGACCATGTAGATGTTCCATTACCCATCTTAAATTTATTGGTGTCAGTTTCAAAACCGATTTCACCTGCTGCTAATACTGGGTTTGCTGCCGTCCATTGGGCTGCTGAACCTCTGCGCTGTTGCATTCTAGTTGCCATTTATTTATCTCCCTCTGTACGGTTTGCGTACGCCTTTTTATTTTTATTAATAATCATTTTCATCATACTCCCCCGCCATCAAGGACAAGGTTTAGAGATGAAATATCTTGTATTGCTGCTTTAACAAACGCTGTTGTAGCAACCTGTGTTGTATCTGTTCCAGTTGCAGCCGTTGGTGCTGTTGGTGTACCAGTAAGTGCTGGGGACGCTAATGGTGCCTTTAGTCCAAGCGCTGTAGATGTTGCTGAAGATACTGGCTTGTTTAAATCTGATGTATTATCAACATTTGAAAGTCCTACTGAAGACTTTGTAAGTCCTGATACTGCAGTTGATACTGCTGAATCTGCATATGTTTTTGTAGCAAGTGCTGAAGTATCAGCAATTCCGTGAATATTTGTTGTGTCTGCTTCATGTGAAGCAAGAGCGGTTGCTGCTGTTGTTTCTGCTCCAGACTTAGCATTATTAGCCTTTGTAGTAGCATCTGCTGCAGCAGTTGAGATTGCTTCTGACTTAGCAGTATTAGCCTTTGTAGTAGCATCTGATGCTGATGTTGAGATTGCCTCTGACTTAGCAGTTGCAATATTTGTTGTTACTGTAGAGAAAAAGTTTGCATCGTCGCCAACGGCTGCTGCAAGTTCATTTAGTGTATCTAGAAGACCTGGAGCACCATCGATCAAATCTTCAAGTGCTGCTGCTGCGTCTGCTGTAAAGTATATTAGGGATGCCCAACGAGTTGTTCCATCACCAATCTTAAATTTGTTTGTATCAATTTCAAAGCCTATTTCTCCTGGGGATAAAATTGGATTTGCAGATGTCCACTGCGCTGCAGTGCCTCTTCTTTGCTGTTGTCTAACTGCCATGTATTTTTCTCCTTATGGGGGCTGCCCATTTGCTTATCTTATTATAACATCCAATTTTTAATTGAAGTTGTCTATTGCTATTCCGCCATCTCTGGTAGAAGTAAAAACTGTGTCTGATGCGTTTCCAGAGTCTGTCTCGGAAGTCATTGGACTGTCAAAAAATCCAGAGTCTACAAACATACTAACAATTAGGCCTGTGCCATCAATTGCTGTATCATGAATGTGATCTGGAATATTCTTTGTATCATCAATGGTTGCTTGGGTGTACCAAGAACCTGCATAATAGAAATTAACTCTGTTTGTTAGTGTATCTAGCCATTGTGTTCCACTAGTTGGTGAAGAAGGAGCAGTAGGTCCTACTGACATTGATCCTGTTAGGGAATCCACATACTCCTTAGTTGCTGCATGCCCTGCAAGAGTTGGTGCTCCTACTGTTACTGCATCTCCGAATGTACCGCCGTTTGCTACGACTAATCCATTCTTGACTCTAAAGTCTTTGTCGACTGTTGTCATTTACTACTCCCTCTTCCAACTATTTTTATTTTTTATTAAACTAGAAGTGTTCCCATAACAGTAACTGTTGAGTTATTGTTAGAAGTTGTTGCTAGTAGTCTTACTTCTCCACCAGAAATGTCTGCTGAGATTGATGATGCTGAACCGTTAGTTCCAACAATTCCGTACTCTGTCATTGCAATGTTGTCATTGATATCAAGAGTCAAAAGAACCTTTGAGATTTCTGTGTGGTTACCATAAGCAACCTTAACAAGAAATTCTGCTGAACGATAAAGATCAGGATCGAATCCGTATGCTTGGTTGATTCCTGCTACTGGGCAAGAAACTGTTGCTGCAACTTGCTTAGCAACTGAGTTTACCTCAACTGCTGTAAATGAACGAGTTGTTCCATCTACCGCAGCACGAGCACGAGCATCTGTGAAGTAAAGGTTTGTACCTTCTACAAGATCAGTTGTTGAAGAATCTGCTACACCATTTTCTGCGGTAATAACAAGACCTGCACCTGTTCCTGTAATTGTGATATTAGTTTTTGTAGCACCAGTCAAAAGTGCTGCTGCTGAAGCCTTTGCACGAGCATCTGTGAAGTACTGTGCTGTTCCTTCTGCAACATCAGATGTTGTAAGTGCATCAGCATAAGCCTTAGCATCTACTTCAGCCTGATCTGCATAGTTTTGGTAAGCAGTTGTAATTGCTGTCTCACGAGTATCTGTGTAAGCCTTAGCATCTGTTTCTGCTTGATCAGCATATGTCTGGTAAGCAGTAGTGATTGCTGTTTCACGGCCATCAGTATAAGAGTTTGCTGTTGTTACTGCATCAGATTCTGCTATGTCAGCATAACCCTGAGCAGTTGTAAGAGCAGATGTAATTTCGCCATCTGTGTAAAGGTTTGCTGCTGCTTCTGCTGCATCTGCATAACCTTGTGCTGCGGAACCTGCAGATGTAATTTCTCCATCTACATAGCCTTTAGTTGCTGCATGAAGAGCAAGTGTTGGGGCACCTGGAAGTGTCAAAGCACCTGTCATTGTGTCGCCAGACTTTGCTACTCTACCAGCAACGGCTGCTGCTGCATCTGTAGCGTAGTTTGGATTATCTGCAATTGCTGCAGCCAATTCATTAAGTGTATCAAGAAGTGCTGGTGCTGTATCTACAAGTGCTGCAACTTCTGCATCTGTGTAAGCGTTAGCGTCTGCAATTGCTTGACCCTTAGCAGTTGCAATAGCAGAGTTACGGTTTGTAACTTCTGTACCAATTGCTGAAGAAATTGCTGAGTTACGATCTGTAACTTCTGTTGAAATCTTTCCATCTGTGTAATCTTCTGCATCTGAAAGTGCTGCATTAGCCTTTGAAGTTGCATCTGATGCTGCTGTTGAAATTGCATCTGCTTCTGCTTGGTCTGCATAAGCACGAGTTGCAAGAATATCTGAACCCCACTTTACAGAAGAACCTGCTGCTGGAGTAAGAACGATATGAGAATCAGAATTGATTGTCATTGCTCCTGCGCCAGTGAAGTTAAGTGTATCTCCAATGGTCTTGTTTGTTAATGTTTGTGTGTCTGATGTTCCTACTACGTTACCAGTTACACCGTGTACAGAAGTATCAGATTCGTGATCTGCAAGATCTCCTGCTACAAGTCCTGCCTGTGTTGCTGCAGTTCCTGCTGCATCGTATGCTGCTGCAGTTGCATCTAGTGCTCTTTGGTTTGTAAAATACTTATTTGATCCTTCTGCAAGATCTCCAGTATCGTGGTTTGAAATATCTGATACCTGACCAGTTACATCACCAGTTAAATCTGCTGTAATTGTTCCTGCAGCAAAGTTACCATTAGCGTCACGCTTTACAACTGTATTTGCAGTGTTGGCAGATGTTGCTGTACCGCCAATAAGACCGACGATATAGTCTTGGTCTGCTTGCTTTTTTGTAAGAACGTCAAAACCGTTAACTGTCGCTGTTGTACCTTCAACGATTAAACCACTCTTAATTTTAAAATCTTTATTTACTGTTGCCATTTTTTATATCTCCTTAGTTATGCCTTAAGTCCAATTCGTGCAAAACGAACTGTGACTGGCTTGATCGCAGGGTCTGGAGTGACTGTTAAGGCCACGGTATTTCCAGTGCGAGAGACATTAATGGTGCCAATATTCCCATCATTGTCGATTGTTCCGTATTCGCTGACATTTACATTTGTACCGTCAACGAGAATTGTTAGTTCGGTTGCATAGAACTTGTTGTCCCCTGCAGAGGTCTTTGATATTGAAACAATATACTTGACCATTCGCCAAACTGTAGCGTCAAAGTTATCAACAACAGTTACGTTCTCAATACCATTGATTGTGTTTTCGTTATTACCTGATGAGCCCAAGTCTGTTGCTTGAGCAGAAGCGGTATCGATTAAATCTTCATAGTTTTCTTGAGTAGGTCTATCTCCAGTTTGGAATAGACTCTTAACTGCTGGAATTGATACTTTAGCCATGTCGTAATTGTAACATGCATTTTAGTGATATTTTTATAGAATGTAGTTACTGTAGCCGATTACCTGTAGTGGAATTCCTGGGGTATTTCCAAGTCCAATAGCCACAATTTGAATGGCTGAAAATTTAACTCTAAAAGGAAGAATGTCTGTTATTGTTGAAAGAGGATACTCTACTAAGAATATTTTTTCTGTTTTATTTTGCAGATCATCAAGTATTACTGATGTTGCCATTAGTCTGTTACATCTTCAAGAATTTTAAATGTACCCTGAGCAACCGTCCAAACTCTTGTAGGGTCTGAAACCTGAATATCAAAGATGTCTCCTGTTTGAAGTTGTACTGACTCTGCTGCTGTTAACCATACTGTAAATTCTCCAACCAAATCATCTTCGTCTGCAACTGGATATAAATTTAAAACAAGTGTTGCGTTGTCTGTAATAACTCCAGGAGTTGAGTTTGGTCTTTTAATCTTCATAGCAATATCCCATTCAGATCCAGCACCCTTTAAAATTAGTGGAACCTTTGCATCATCTGTAACATAAACCTTAAAACCAGAAGTGTCTCCACGAACTACAGTCCAAATAACTGTTGGTGGTGGATTTCCTATGTCGTATGATTTTTGAGATCCTCTTAAAATTGCCATAATGTTATTATATCACGACAAACCATCTTTGAGAGCGCCCCAAGTACCGTTTCCTTTTGTCTGAACAATAATTAAACCTTGGGTTGCTTGTACTGCAACTACTGCAACATATCTTGCTGGACCTGTTGCTGGTCTTTGCCCAACAAGATGTCCAGTAGAACTAATATAAACTTTTGTTCCAGGAACCCCAAGACCTGTTGTATTCATTTGTAAAACTCCAGACACTACTGCTACCCCATCGCTTAATGGCAGAAGTCCTGTTTGTATTAAGCCTAATATTGGAGCATCTGCATTATGGCTAGGGCTTGATGGATTATATTTTTCTACCGTGGTTTTCATTTTTCCGTCGTGAGAAACATTTCCTGAAATAAAAACTGGAGTTCCAGCAGGTAATGTAATTGAAGAAAGATTATTTCTAACTGGAGAAGAAACGCTGGTCATTCCTAGTGGTGGCAGTATATTATTTAAAGCATCAACTAATACTTTAAAGTCTCCGTGTACATTAACGGGATCTGAAGCAATAGGGTATGATAGTGAATTAGGATAGTTAGACGCATATTGTGGCATAATGTTTATTATACACCTAGATTTGACTTTTAACTGAAAATTATGTTATACTTGTCAGTAGACACCTACCAAGGTGTTATTGTTTTCTAAGGAGGAAACTATGATTAAATTTATCGAAAGAAACAAAGAGATCATTAGCACACTCAGTATCGTATTAGTTGTGACTGTATTTTCGAATGTCGCTAATGCTACCCCAGAACTAGATACTAAGAACAATCTTAGCCTTGAACAGGCTCAGACATCGGAAACCGCCTCGAAAGAGGTTTTTTTGGTTTCTAAAGCAAAAAAACTAGAGAGTTTTGAGAACAAGGTTTCTCTGACTGATTTAGAACTAAAGGAACTGCTTTCGTTAGTAGGATTCAAGGGTAAAGACCTTGTAGTTGCTTGGGCAGTTGCTAAAAAAGAGTCTAATGGCCGTCCTTTGGCTTTTAATGGCAACCACAAAACTGGTGACTCGTCTTATGGAATGTTCCAAATCAATATGATTGATACACTTGGTCCTGATCGTAGAACCAAGTTTGATCTTGACTCTAATGCTGAACTTTTCAATCCCGTCAAGAATGCTGAAATTGCATACTATATGACAAATGGTGGAGACGACTGGTCTTCTTGGAAGGGTATTACCCCAAGAACCAAATACTGGATGTCTAAATTCCCTAAGTAATATACAAAATTAGGACCCCTCTTAGGAGGGGTTCTTTTTTGTTTCTTCAAGTATCCACTTGTAGGTTTTTTCAATTCCTTCTTTAAGTGACATTGAATAATCCCAATTTAATCTTTCTCTAACCATATCGTTGTTAGAATTTCTGCCTCTAACTCCTAAAGGACCAGGTATATGCATCTTACTTAAAACCTTACCTTCAACACTGCATGCAATATCAACCAATTGATTAATGGTAACCATCTCTTCAGACCCAATATTAACTGGGCCAGTAAAATCTGATTGCATAAGTCTTCTTGTTGCTTCTATGCATTCATCTATATATAGGAATGATCGAGTTTGTTCTCCATCTCCCCAAATTTCTATAAAACCATCTGCCTGTATAACTTTTCTACACATTGCAGCAGGTGCCTTTTCTTTTCCGCCATCCCAGGTTCCTTCTGGCCCATAAATATTGTGATATCTAGCAATTGCTACTGGGATCTTATTATTTCTGTTAAAAGCCAAAAACATTCTTTCACTAAATAATTTTTCCCAACCATATTCACTGTCTGGATCTGCAGGGTATGCGTCAGACTCTTTAAGTCCAGGGTTATCAACATCTAATTGCTTATAGTCAGGATACATACAAGCAGAACTTGAATAAAAAATCTTTGTCTTATTAATGTTGTATTTAGCATTTAATCTTGATTGGGCTCTAAGAAGATTAAGGTTTATCAAAGCAGAGTTTTCCATAATCTGAGAATCATTATCTCCAGTAAAAATATATCCAGCACCACCCATATCTGCTGCAAACTGATATACCTCATCAAAACCTGTAATTAGTTTATATGGAATCTCATTGTAAAAATTTCCCTGATATCCTTTAAATTGAATTGCTTTTTCAACATTTTCATAAACAGAAAGGTCTCGCTCAATAAACTCGTCTGCCTGTGTATTAGAAAAATCTGGATGCTTTAAGTCAACGCCTCTAACCCAATATCCTTCAGACTTAAGCCTATTGACCATATGACTTCCGATAAAACCACCTGCACCAAGTACTAGGGCTGTCTTCATTATTTCCTCACAATTCCGTTAATTAAAGTATATAGCAATATTTTTAAACTAGTTCAGATATCTGCTTTTCCCAAAACTCAGATATGTGCAACTGCTTATGCAATCCAGGGTGTGGCCAGTGCGCTCCAGGACCTTTTAGTCTTCCATAGTCGTAAGCAATCTTATGATAGTCATAGGCATAATCAAATATATCTGGATACATTTCTTTCCATTTATTGTGGCATCCTTGCCAATTCTTCATTTCAAAATGTTTGGGAAGTTCAGCAACACTGTTTGCAACAAAGCCAAGTTCAAAATCTGCTGGGAATTCATTCTTTGTTGTATCTGGTATATAGTATCTAAAGTTATCTTTCAAGAACTGCTCTTGTTCATCAGTCAGTCCATTTGACCAGCAAGACCAGTATAACTTAATTCCGTTTGTTTCACAGAATGCTTCTAGCATTTTTATATGATCTAGATTTTGATAATAAACCCACTCATATGGCAAAATCTCTTCATAGTTCCAAGGTGCTGATGCTTTTGTTTTTTTTGCACTGTGATTAATAAACCACTCTTGCATTTTTTCTCCATCTGGACTAACAAAATAAAATCTTTCAAAATTTGCAAAATGAGCAATAACAATTTCTGGTTTATATTGATACTGATGAATCATTCCTAAAAAACTAGAAACTAACTTATTTGCGGATGCTCCAGAATAAGATATGTTACCAATAGGTTTTTTAATTTTTTCTGAAAGGATATTACTCCATCTAAGGTTTTCTGGCATTCCCTGACCCATAGTTATTGAACATCCTAGGGCTACAACTTTTGGTTTTGTTGAAAACTCTATAGACCTTAGTCCATCGCTATTCCAAACATAGTTGTACTCTGGTCTTTCTACTTCTGCATGTGATGAGAATATTGACGAGGAACTGGAATAATTTTTATTAGGATTATTTCTATCAATTTCGCAGTATGGAATTACTCTTGGGCTAAACATATCAAATAACATTAGTATATGTATCCGCCTTTTTTAATTTTTTTATATTTTTTCCACATTTTAAACTTATAAAAAATTCTTTTTAGCATTTTGATTCTGGCCACTCTCTCCACCACATTTTTCTTCCGTTATCTAGTTGGTAGTCATTCCAAGAATAAGGATTTCCTATTGCTTTCTGAGGATCATCAAAAAAGTCCCAAGTTTCAATTCCTTTTTGATTTCTATTTCTATGAATATAGGCAGTATATGTGCTTCCTGATGTACCAACAAAATTTGTAGCATGATGCATTACCAAGTTGCAGATAAGACCAAAAACAACTTCGTCTTGAAATGGTAGAGCCATAAATTCATCTTTAAAATTATTTACAATATACTCATCTAGCAATATAAACCTATGCTTATTGTCTTGAACCATTTTGTGTCCTGGTTGACATGTTGTTACTACTATTGGAAGATTATTTTGTCCAAATCTATCTAGCCATAACTCAAACATTTCCTGCTTTGTTTCAAACATCTTGACATGATCAGAAAGCCTTAAATGCATTCCTTGAAAATTTCCAATTGAATGATATATCTTATTTGCTAAATCAACATATTCTTGTTTAAACTTAACTGAAGAAATTGCCTTATCAAGGCTTTCGTTTCTTTTATAAAAAAATCTTGAATACCATCCCAAAGTTAGTTTTAAATGAAGAGTCTTGTCTAGAGGAAGTCTTTTTCTTCCTTCTGCAAAATACTTTTCATCATCAGAAATGTCCTGTTGATTACTATAGTAAAAATTATTTAAAAGATCATCAATAACTAACTCTTCTTGTTTGAATGTATCTATTTTTTCATCAATAAGAATTAAGTTTGAATTAAATTCCATAAGATCTAAAAGATGAGGAAACTGTTCAGGATTTGTAAAACCTTCTCTTTGCTTATTGTAAAATCTACTTGGGCTAAAGATTGGAATACTATCGGTATTATAAAGTTTTTTATCTGCAGTATATTTGCCATAGTGAATTATTGCTGGGACGTTGAGTTCGTGAGATAGTCCTGCTGCTAACTCTAAACTCATAACTTGATTTATTAATCCTGTAGGGTTATATAGTTGAAAAAATAACTTATTCATCTACATGGCTTCTGTTTTTTGTTTTTCATTATCAACTGGTTTACGAATATCTGTGTATAGATATTGTGGCCCATGTTTAAAAAACCAGTGGTCTGGCTCTGTATAAAAAAAGAAAGCGTTAGCGACTAGGTTATTTTGTGGATTTGGAAACTCTTCTCTCCAGTGTTCTTGATCATTACCATACGATATTACTGCATCGTTTTCTTCTGCTTCAAACTTTATACCCTCGACATAAAAATCCCACGGCGTTTTGTGAAAAATTGTATAGTTTATATGATATGTACAGGCGTTGTCGTCTTTGTGCTTCCAAAGTCTTGCTTTTTCTCCTTCATAAATACTTAGAACACACCATGAAGGTAGCAATGTCTCTGACTCAAACTCTTCTCTTGCTAATGGCAAAAGCATTTCATGAAATTTTCTAAGTGGTTCTATTGCAGGTCCATGAGTATTATCCCAAATTGTCCATTGATGTCTTCCAAATCCTTGATCGTATGTGCTCTTGTCTGTTGACCAAAGATTCATTGCTAGGTTTTGTAACTCTAAGTGTTCTGCTGGTGGAAGAACTGTTTTTAGCAAATAAGGAGTTTTCATTTTACCATTTCCCTAGTGGGCATACTGCCTTTTCTAATTTTGTTTTTACTTTCATAAAGCAGCCACACTTTTTGCATTGACTAGTTAGTTTTATCAATTCTGGGCAACTCTTACAGATAGAATATCTTTCTTTTGCTTTTTCTTCATCTGCCCACTGAGTATTAGGGTTTGCAAGATCCCAAGGTCTTGTTTCCCCTAGGTTTTGTTTATACCTTTCCCACGGAGTAAGTTCTTCACTCATTTATAAACTCTGCTCTATACTTATTTAATATAGACTCTGCAATAACCTCACTAATTCCAATATTAAATTTTTCATCGCCTAGTGTGTACTTTAGTATGTGTCTTTCTGAGTTTTCTGGGTTAGGCTCTAAAGTATATTCTAAGTCATCAATATTTTTAAAAAAATGACCTAGACCATTTTCTCCATTAATGATAATATACAAAGAGTTCTCTTTATAAATGTTTATTTTCATAGTATTAATTGTACCATATTAACACCAACCATTAACCTGGTCTGGGCATAATCCATTTGTTGTATTGCATTCTGTCTCGTACCATGATCCATTCCATCTATCCCAGCAGCAGGTAACACTTTCATTACATGCTGCAGATGCTGCAGGTGTAGGTGCTGCTGCAGCAGGGGTTGGTGATGCTGCTACTGGAGTAGGTGCATAGTCTCCGTCACATCTATTTGGACAGCCACTTGGTGTCCAGCATAGAGTTCCGTTTCCATATTGTCCACAAGCACCTCCAGATAGTGCTGGGTCACAAGGGCTGCAGTCTAAGGCTGCTGGGGTAGGTGCTGCTGGGGTAGGTGCTACAGGTGTAGGCGCTACTGGGGTAGGTGCTACTGGGGTAGGTGCTGGAGTTGGTGCAACAGGTACGCAATCACCTGTGTTTGGACAACTACCGCCAGTCCAACAAAGATTTCTGTAACCTGAAGGACAACTATCGTCTTGTACTACACCGCTTCTTCCTGGATCACAGTCAGAACATGGTGATGAGCCACAATTTCCGTTTACTGGAGAGCAAGGCAATGATATAGGTGCAACTGGCTGTGCAATAGGTGTTGGTACTGGAACTGGTGCTACAGTGACTGGTGTAGGTGCTACAGGAGTTGGTGCTACAGGAGTAGGGGCTGCTGGTGTGGGTGCTGCTGCTGGACAACACTCATTAGTGTCAGGATTAAATGTACCTGAGCATTGCTCTTCATTTGAAGCATAGAAACATCCTGGGCCATAAGTTGGCGCTGTTGGGGTTGGTGCAACAGGTGTAGGTGTTGGTGATGGAGTAGGAGTCACAACAGGGGTAGGTGTTGGAGTAGGTGCTACAGGAGTTGGTGTAGGTGCTACAGGAGTTGGTGTTGGACTTGCGGGGGTGCTTCCCCCTCCATTAAAATTTGGACAACACTCATTAGTGTCAGGATTAAATGTACCTGGACATTGCTCTTCATTTGAGGCATAGTAACATCCTGAACCATAACTTGACGTTGGAGTAGGGTTAGGTGTAGGTGTAGTTGGAGTTACAATAGGTGTTGGTGTAGTTGGAGTTACAATAGGTGTTGGTGCTGTAGGTGTCGGTGAAACATAAGGTCTTCCATCGCTGTCGCAACATGTATTGCCACATGGTGAGTCATAACTTCCGCTCATGCCAGGGAAGGGACAAGACTGTACTGGAGCAACTGGTGTAACTGGTACAGGAGTTGGTGATGGAACTCCACAGAATACTCTAGCCTCTGTCATTACATCAGAGCAATTTAATACGCCACATGGGTCATATCTTGAAGTCCACTGCTGTCCGTATCCATCAGAACCAACATTTAGACAGTAACTATAGTCATCTAAAATACATTCTGAAACACATGCAGTAGGAGTTACAATAGGTGTTGGTGCAACTGGAGTTACAATTGGTGTTGGTGCTGTAGGTGTCGGTGGAACATAAGGTCTTCCATCGCTATCACAACATCTTGTTGGATCAAAACTACATGGATCTGAGAAACTTCCGCTAGTGTCTCCTGGTGGTGGACATGAAAGTGTTGGTGCTACAGGAGTTGTTGGTGCAACTGGAGCAACTGGAGCAACTGGTGCAACTGGAGTTACAATTGGTGTTGGTGCTACTGGCTGAACAATTGGAGTAGGTGTTGGTGTTGGTGCTACTGGCTGTGCAACTGGTGTTGGTACTGGAACTGGTGCAACAGGAACTGGTGTAGGTGCTACAGGAGTTGGTGCAACTGGTGTAGAAGCACCTTCATATATATCTCCATATGCAACCCAAATGTTTGTATCAACTTTTACCAATGTTGCTTTTCCATATTGTGCATCAATCCACATTTGACCATTTTTGCTATTTATTGTTACTCCAGATGCTGGATTAAAAATTGTTCTTCCATAATTAAATTGAATTAGGTTATATTGATATCCTACTGGTATTGCCACAGTATTATTATTTGGAACAGTCAAAGTCATTGTAATTGGTGGATTTTGATCACCAGGAATTGGTGAACCTGCTATTGAAGATGAAAGCAAAATAGTCTTGCTAACATCGTCTAAAGATAAAGTAAAATTATTATTTTTTGTTATAACTGTTGAAACATTTGCAATTCTTGGCTCAACATCAAACCTTTCATCAACAGAGTTCCAGTCAAGACCAGTTCCAGCAAGATCAGAGTATGCCCCTGTTGCTCCATTGATTGCGCTGAGGATTCCTGCATCTACATATGCTTTTGTTGCAATATTTAATGTATTTGGTATTCCGTGAACATTTGTTGTGGCTGCATTATGGTTTGAAATAGCAGTGTTTCTGTTTACTGCCTCCGCTGCATCAGCGTCTACAAGATTTTGAAGGTGTTTTGCAATTGAGGGTACTGGAAGATTTGCTGGAAGAGTATTCGCACCATCATAAGTATATGTTCCATAGTGGTAAAGTCTTAAGGCTGCCTGAATATCTGCTGAATCGGAAAGGCCAGGGATTTTGGTATTGAAGAGCCCAGTACCGTTAGGGGTATTATCAATATTCTCTTCTGCCACTATAAATCACCTCTTGTCATTATACCACTGTAATAAACAGGTGCACAGATTTTGTCCCTGTCATAGGTACCCATTCGTTATTGATATATTCTACACCGTTTATTTCAAGAGGTAGTGCCAGGAAGCCAGAACCAGTATTTAACTCTTTTATAACCAAGTTTGTTGATAAAGGGCCTGAAGACTCTGTAGATGATATTGAATATTGTATGTTAAAGTTGGAAGAACCAATAGTACTGTTTTCTTGAAACAAATAAATATCTGTTACATTAATTGGTGGTATAACAAGTTTACCATTTGTAGCGGTTACTGTTTTAATAGAAGAGTAAAATTCTGTTTTTAGACTAACAACTGGAGTCCATTGTAGGCTGCCCGATCCTTGGACTACATATTGAAACAGTGTTTTAAAGGTTGGTGAGTTTGGGTTTGCATCTACCGCAATATCTAGTGCCTGAACATCTTGAACAATATAGGACCTAACAGTTGCATCTCTAGGGTCTCCAAGAGTTCCAATAATAATGCTACCACGATCTCCTTGTGGTCCTATGTCTAGATCTAAACTTATGCTTTCTGGTCCCCCAAAAACTGTTAGGTCTTCATTGGATAAAAGTATGTCTGCCACTTTTAAGCCCCTGTTGCAGGAAACTCTGCAATAATTATTCCTGAGTTTACACTGTTTGTATAATTTAAAGCACCTGTAACAGAGAAGAAGTCTGCAGCAATTCCAGTGCAAAGAGTGTAGCCAGTTTTAGGTGTTAATAATATTTGTGCCACATACGTTCTTGATGGCTTAAATGCTCCAGTAAAGTTTTCATAAACAACTGGATCAGTTAAAGATTTTTCTTTCCATGAAAGTGTAACTGTATACTGATCAGTTGAAGCAACGGATGTACCTGGTGTTGCAGCCTTAACTGGAGCAGTAACTCCGTTTATTCTTGAAAGTGAAACTGGTTTTGCAGTTTTTGGAAATGTTGCAGTTATTACTGCGGTCGCAGATGTTGCTGCATATGCAGGATTTGTTGTAATATTTGCACCCTCTACAGAGAACTTGTTGGCAGGAGTACCAGAAATTTTATACGGTGGTCTTGGTGTTATAGTTATCTTTGCTTTATATGCCTTATCTGGATCAAATGTTGATGTAGAAAGTAATGTTGTGCCATTTGGCTCATACCAAACAACTGATCCATAATATTCTGCTGTCTCAATAACGGAAGTGTCTGGCTCTGCACATGTAACTGGTACTGTTAATCCTAAAATATTGTAGTCTGATAGAGATCCTTGAGTATTTAAATTAGCACCAGATACCTGATCAGTAATAGTAATTTTACCACTAAGCAAAGTTTGAACAATTTCGTATTGACCGCTTCCTGGAACGCTTGCTGGTTTTCTAACCTCTACATCATAGACATACTCTGTTCCAGCAACCAATGTCTGTGCATCTGTTGGTCTTATTGCACACAAGACATATGTGTTGTCGTCTGAAACTCTAGCAAAACATCTAATTGGCTGTTGCAATGCGCCTGGATCAATTGGACCTCTGGCTGTTGCAATTGTAAACTGTGCACTGTCGTACGGTGATGATGAATCTGTGACATAGTCTGGATCATTAGCAAAATTTGTTGGCATGTAGTATTGGCTTAAATCAAAAACCGTTCCATCGTTCTTTTTCGGGTAGATACGAAACTCAAAGGTGTCACCCTTATAGTAATTAAAGTCATAGATTGCTGGAAATGCCATGGTTTTATTATACCACGCTGACGTAGACAGAATTTAAGATTACGGATGCATCAAAATCTGTTCTAATTTGAGGAACGGCACCATTGCCCCACATTGACTGATTTTCTATAAATATGTTTTGAGTAACCGAAAGATTGTATGTGTTTTGATATTTAAGAGATCCAACAAAACTAACAAACTCTTGATCGTTGTTTGCAAAGTATGTCCTTAACCAAACCTCTGTATTTGAACTATGGGTGGTTAGTTCAAAGTTGTATGTTACGAATATCTGAGAGCCTTCTTTTATACCGTGAAAATTTAGGGCTCTTTGATGGCTATTCCAAAGACTGGTGCATCCTTCTGGAAGGTATTTTTCGTTTTGGGTTTTATCTTTTGTGTCTAGTATAAGAGTTACCCATCCATCGTCTCCCTGAGATATTCCAAGTTTTGTAGATTTTTCAATACCATTTGTATATGATGCCCAACCTGCTTGTTGGCCTGAAGAGGATAAAGAACTTAGTCCATCTTGTCCGTTTTGTCCTTTTTCTCCCTTTTGTCCTTTTGGTCCCTCTGGTCCAGCGGGTCCTTCTTTTCCGTCTCTTCCATCTCTTCCTGATGGGCCCTGTGGTCCTTGTGGTCCAGGGACTGGCAAAAATGAAAGAGTATTATCAGAAGATACAGATGCTTGACTTTGTTCTACTTGTGCAGCATAAGAAGATTTTTTTGCACCTGGAAAGTCCATAGATTTAGAAGCAGCCATGGATACATTATCTCACTATTATTTGTTTACTTTAAAAGTTTTATCTTTAATTCTAATTACTGAAGGTAACTCTGGTCTTGGAGTGGATACTTTAACTACTGCCATTATAGGCTACCTGTAATATCACCAATGACTGAAATAGTTCCAATCAAAGGAGTCCAAACTGTGTCTGAGTCAATTGTAACTTGTAGATCAAAAGTTAATTCAGTTACTATTGTTTTGTAGCCAGTTCCCCATAGTGCTGTAATAGATGCTGGAGCCAAAATATCTACATATCCTGTTCCACGTGAAACTTCCAGGGAATCAAGAGCATCAGACTGAGGATCATAACTAGTAGCCTCAAAGGTCCAATCGGATATATCAAAATATGTTACTTCGTCATCTTCTAAAAATTCCACACGTAGCGGAGAGGTATCTCCTCTAACTATTTGCCACTTAATTCTAGCAGGATCTGCCCCAAAAACTTCTGGTCCATGTGTACTCATAATACTTAGATTATACCATAAAAAAGACTAACACCTTGATTGGTGGGTATAGGACAAATCAAGGTATTAGCCAGTATTAAAATTATACCATAATAGACAAAATGGACATGATATTAAAAGTTATCAAATTGTTATAATAGACAATGTCCGATTTGTTACTTTTAGAAGTATTCGCCAGAATTGGGATAGTGTATACTTAAAATATATAAGAAAAAAGAACTATCTTTATAGTTTTAAAAACTATCTTTATATATAGTATATAG